TATCGCTGTGGAGGTGCGGGCGGGTGCTCCGGGACGCTGACGAACTCCTCGCGCCAGCCGTCGCCGCCTCCTGTAGCGCCCTGCAGCTCACCGATGACCGCGACGCCGCGGTGGTGCGGCTGGCGCAGCGGTACGCCGCGCAGCTCGACCGGGCCGCCGAGCTCGCCGCCAAGGCCGACGCCATCGACCTCGACCCCGACGACCGGGATGGCCAGCGCCTGCTGGCCACGCTCGCCGCGCAGGTGCAGGCGCAGCAGGCGCTGGCCACGCTCGGGCCCAAGCTGCTGGCCGCCTTGCAGGCGCTTCAGGCCACCCCGGCGGCCCGGGCCAAGCGGAAGGGCGGAGGGGGTGACCGTGCCGGCCCGAACCGCCTCACGGAGCTCCGCGCGGCTCGTCGGTAGCGTCCGCCCGCGCCTGCTTACGCCACCGCTGCGGCCGCTCAACCGCAAGACCAGCCGCGGGTACGAGATGGTCGAATTCGCCGAGATGATCGGCGAGCCATTGCTCCCGTGGCAGAAGTTCCTGGCCAAGCATGCTCTGGAGCTGAATCCGGACGGCACCTATCGGTTCCGCACCGTGCTGGTCCTGGTGGGCCGGCAGAACGGGAAGAGCCAAAGCAAGCGCCTGGTCAGCTTGTGGCGGATGTACATGGACGGCGCCCGGACCCTGCTCGGCGTCGCCCAGGACGTCGCGCTCGCCCGCGAGCAGTGGAGCATCTGCCAGGAGACCATCCACGCCTGCCCCGACCTCGAAGCCGAGTGGGGCGGGGTCCGCAACGTCAACGGCGACGAACGGTTCTGGCTGCGCAGCGGCGCCCGCTACCTGATCAAGGCGGCCAACCGCCGCGCCGGCCGTGGCTACTCGATCGACGAAGTCACCATCGACGAGCTACGCACCCAGACCGACTGGTCGGCATGGTCGGCGATCTCAAAGACCACGATGGCCAAGCCGAACGCGCAGCTCTGGGCGATGTCCAACGCCGGCGACGACGAGTCGGTGGTCCTCAACCAGCTCCGCGACGCCGCCCTGTCCGGCCGCGACCCCTCGATCGGCCTGTTCGAGTGGTCGGCGCCCGACGGCTGCGAACTCGACGACCGCCGCGCGTGGCAGCAGGCCAACCCGGGCCTCGGGTACGTCATCAGCGAGCAGGCGATCCGGTCGGCGCTGGGCACCGACCCGCCGGAGGTGTTCCGCACCGAGGTCCTCTGCCAGCGCGTCGACCACCTCGACGCCGCCGTCGACGCCAGCGCATGGAAGGCCTGCGCCGACGCCCAAGGCTCCCTCCGCGGGCAGAAGGACCGGCTCGCCGCCTGCTTCGACGTGGCCCCCGACGGCGCCCACGCCACCCTCGCCGCCGCCGCCGTCCTCGGCGACGGGCGGGTGCGGGTGCAGGTCATCAAGGCGTGGCGCTCCACCGACGAAGCCCGGTTCCAGCTCGCGCAGGTCCTCGACGAGCTCGCCCCCGTCCAGTTCGCCTGGTACCCGAGTGGCCCGGCGGCCGCCTTGGCGCCGATCCTGCGGGCCCGGCCGAACTCGATCGAGCTCACCGGGGGGAAGGTCGGCGAGGCCTGCCAGGGCCTGGCCGACCTCGCCACCACCCGCCGCGCCGTCCACCCCGACGACCCGCTCCTGAACGCCCACATCGCCAGCTCGAGCAAGCTGCACACCGGCGACGGGTGGCGGTTCACCCGCCGCGGCGCCGGCCACTGCGACGCCGCCTACGCCGCCGCCGGCGCCGCCTACCTCGCGCAGACCATGCCGCAGCCGTCGAAGCAGGGTCTGCGTATCCTCCGCTACTGACGATGGAAGGAGCCACCACGATGGACGCCGCGCTCTTGCAAGGCCGTCACCCGGCCACCCGCAGCATGGCCCGGTACTTCGTCTACGACCACCTGCCCGAGCCGCTGGCGAGCATCTCCGCCTACAGCCACCACCTGGCCGAGGCGATGATCCGCGACCTCCCCGACGGGCCGGAGCTCACCACCGGGCTGCGGAAGCTGCTGGAGGCCAAGGATTGCTTCGTCCGGGCGGCGCTCCCGCCCGAGGAAGGAGCCGGCCAGTGAGCAAGACGCTCGCGATCGACTTCGACGGGGTCGTGCATCGTTACTCCCGCGGCTGGACGGACGGCGCCATCTACGACCCGCCCGTCGACGGCGCCCGGGAAGCGCTGCTGCGGCTGAACGCCGCTGGCTACCAGCTCATCCTGCACACCACGCGCGTCCGTGACGAGGACCAGCGGACCGCGCTCAACCGGTGGCTATGGGAGAACGGCCTGAACGGCATCTTCGCCGAGGTCACCGACCGCAAGCCACTGGCTGCCGCCTACATCGACGACCGGGCGATCCACTTCACGACCTGGCCGGAAGCCCTCCACGCCGTCGCGATCCTGCATCCACCCAACCCGCCCAGCGAAGGAGGTGCCGAGTGAGCACCATGGAACTCATCGGGGTCGGCTGGAGGGCCGCCCGGCAGGCACGGGCGCAGCAGCGAGGCCTCCGGGCCGGCACCCGCACCCGCGGCCGGCTGCTGACGGCCGTGGTCGAGCACGGCTTGGCCATCGCCGGCCTGGGCTGCTTCACCGCCGCCGCGCTGCTGGTCGCGGTCCCGCTCGGCCTGGCCGTCGCCGGCGTCAGCCTGTTCGTCCTCGAGCTGCGGGCCGGCGAATGAGGTCGACCCTCAAGCTGCTGGTCCGCAACCGGGCGCCGGTCCCCATGGCCAGCCGCGTCCTGCAGCTCCCGCTGTTCCACCCCAACACCGCCGAGACCCAACTCCGCGCCTACGGCGCCGTCGGCACCCTGTTCGCCATCGTCCACCGCCTCAGCGAGAGCACCTCCCAGGTCGACTGGCGGCTCTATCGCAAGACCATGGACGGGCGCCGCCGCTACGAAGGCGAAGAGACCCGCATCGAGGTCACCCGCCACGCCGCCCTCGACCTCTGGAACCGGCCGAATCCCTGGCAGACCCGCCAAGAGTTCGTCGAGGCCACCCAGCAGCACCTCGACCTCACCGGCGAGGCGTGGTGGGTCGTCGCCCGCGATTCGAGGGTCGACCTGCCGCTGGAGCTATGGTGCGTCCGCCCAGACCGCATGGCCCCGGTGCCGCACCCCACCCAGTTCATCAGCGGCTACGTCTACCGCGGGCCCGACGGCGAGCAGGTCCCGCTCCAGCTCAACGAGGTCATCCAGATCAAGCTCCCGAACCCGCTGGACCCCTACCGCGGCCTCGGCCCGGTGCAGGCCGTCCTGGTCGACCTGGACGCCGCCCGCTACAGCGCCGAATGGAACCGCAACTTCTTCCTCAACTCGGCCGAACCCGGCGGGATCATCGAGTTCCCCGAGCGCCTCAGCGACGAGGAGTTCGACGAGTTCACCGAGCGGTGGCGCGAGCAGCACCAGGGCGTCGCCGCCGCCCACCGCGTCGCCATCCTGGAGAAAGGCCAGTGGAAGGATCGCGTCATCTCGCAGCGGGACATGCAGTTCGCCGAGCTGCGGAAGCTCTCCCGCGAGGTCATCCGCGAGGGCTTCGGCATCCACGGCCACATGATCGGCCAGTCCGAGAACGTCAACAAGGCCAACGCCGAGGCCGCCGACACCGGGTTCGGCAAGTGGATGCTCCGGCCCCGCCTGACCCGCATCAAGGGCGCCCTCAACGCCCGGCTGCTGCCGATGTTCGGCACCACCACCACCGGGCTGGAGTTCGACCACGACGACCCCGAGCCGCCCGACCGCCAGGCCAACGACCGCGAGCGCACCAGCAAGGCAAGCGCGTTCAAGACGCTGGTGGATGCCGGCGTCGACCCCGCCGATGCTGCCATGCTGTGCGGCTGGCCCGAGGTCACGATGGTCCCCAAGCCGAAGCCCGCCGAGCAGGAACCAGCGGCGGCTGGAACATCGGCCCGGTAGAAGCCTGATACGTCCGATTCGGGAACGGACGAACCGCAGGTAGCGGCAAAAGGGGCCAAACTGGGCGCGGGGTACCCCTGACCTGTGGGAACCCGGGGAGGGAAAGAAG